CATAATGATAAATATTTCAAAAAATGTATTATTTTTGTTGAATAAATAAATCATATGAAAACACCTTGTCTAATTTTATCTTTTTTTATTTTTTGTTTCACTTTTGGTCAAAGTTTAGACTATAATAATTTTGATTCGAAAAGAATGAATGCGGCACTTTTGTCTGAAATGAATAGTTTCAGAAGAAGTATCTTTATGGATACTTTAGTTTATTCTGAATTTTTATATTCAAAAGTCGCTAAACCAAATTGTGAGGAAGTTGTTAACTCAGGTGACTTTTATCACCCAATTATCGATGAGTATTGGAAAACAAGTGACGTAAAAGATTCTATCGGTTCTGAGTCCTTGAGAAAGATAGGTGGTATTTTAAACACTCGTACAAAACTTGGAAAACCTGGTATGTTACTAAGGGAAAATGCTTATCGTACCACTGTACGTTTTGCAACTTATCAGGACGCAGCAAAACATGTAATTGAGTCATGGAAAAAATCAGAAGGTCATCACATGGCACAAACTGCTCAGTATTCAGACCAAAATCTACCTGGTGTTTTTGCTTGTCACTCTATTCTTTCTTCTGATGGATTTGTGTATATCTATATTGAGTTTGTTAAAGTGTACAGACTATCAACACTTTAAATGATTCATTAATACACCACCCAAAGAAGATGCGTGGACCATTAAATGGTTTATAGATTCCATATCCAATTTTGTTTTTCTTTTGGTGTAATCAATACCTAAAGTACCGATAAATCTATCGTCTAATGTCTTGATTGCAAATTGGTAAGTTGATTTTGTGCCCGTGTCTTCAGCAAAGTATTTCAAACCCCAAGTGGCAATCGTTTCATCTTTGAAGTCCCCTATCTCAATTGCGTCGTTGTTTAATAATTGATTGATAGACCTTGAAAAAAGATTTACAGGTATGTTTTTTAAATTACTTTGAATGGAGTTAACGTTTGCCCCAACAGTTTCATATATTATTGAGAACTTTGCAATTGATTTTCCGGTTGGATAAAAGTTTCCTCCGTTGTGGAATTGTGTAATCCAAACTCTGTCGGCATTAAACTCTTCTCTTATGTGTTCTATTTTTGATGTAACAAGTTCTCCAACTCGTAGAGCTTCAGTAACCATGTCAGGTTTTGGTTTTCTTTTATCTAACAAATATTTGATATAAATAACCAAAAGGGGTCCAAGAACCCCTGTTATAAATGCAATCGCTAATTCCATTCCCTAAAATAAATTTTATTTATTATTTTTTTCTATAACAGACCAAATGGTTCCTGTTAATGTAATTAACCCACCGACAATTTCTGTAGCGGTTGATTCGTCTATAAGACCTTTAGCAATTAAAATACCACCAATAAAAGTCAAACCATGTCTGACAATTCCTAAAATTTGTTCTTTTGTAAGTTTCATTTTATAATTCTTGAACGTTTATCTTTAATTTATAAATACCAATAAACGTAATAAAATTTACTTTTCTTTATAAAATATAACTTTTAAGATGACAAAAATTACAATTGCAATAGGAAAAGATAGTGCGATTATATGTGAAACTTCCATAGTTATTTTTATTTTAAAAATATCATATTAAAAATGTAAAGTCAAAAAAAATGGTGGTAGATTAACAACCACCACCAAAAAATTAGCATTTATGTGGTCCCTGTTGGAATCGAACCAACCACCTACTGATTATGAGTCAGTTGCTCTAACCGAATGAGCTAAGAGACCCAAAAATTAAATAAAGTTTTTATAAACTCGGGTCCAAGAGTCAACTGCTGGTCCAAGAAAAATAACAGAACCTAATAGATATAAAATTGATACCCAACTGAAAGTTTCATTCATAAAAGAAACCAAACAAAATGCCCCAAATAAAGTTGTAATAACCCCTAAAAACGTGTGAATATATTTTTTCATATAATTAATTAAAAAGTTTCATACCATTCTGAAATAACAAATGATAAAGTAATCATATCATCTTTTTTATCATAATGAACTCTAAAACCTCCCGTTCCAATACTAACTTTTTGATTAATAGCGTCTTCCATTAATCTTCTTGCCATTTCCCTTATTTCAGGTTCAGTTGGGATTCCATCTTCTGCAGATGCCCATTTCCAATTTAACGCAACCATGGTTTGATGAACTTTAGAAAAGTCAAACCAATCCATTATTTTATCAATTGCCTTTTGTTGTTTCTTTTTCATTACTTTAATTCTTGAACTTGTTTCATAACATCGGTTACATCTTCTTCAGTTAGGTAACCAATAACATCATTTGTCACAGGAGTATCGTAAGTAAGATTGTCATCAGAATCCAATACCGCAATTTCATAAAGACCATCACGACCTCCATATGAATAAGAGTGTGATACAACAGATACGCCATACCCATTATCAAAATGCATACGGGATTTTTTACCGACCATAAACGGTGCGTCATTTAATTGTTCAAATTCTAAATCTTGAAAAGTTTTCATAATGGTTATTTTTAATAAGTTTGGCGGTCCATGCGAGAATCGAACTCGCGGCTCATCCGTGACAGGGATGAATGTTAGCCACTACACCAATGGACCAAGTTAATTTAGCAGTCAGGACAGGATTTGAACCTGTATTGGTGACCAACTTAATTACTTGGGACTTGAACCCACACCACTCTTCCGATGCGTTTACCATTTCGCCACCTGACTATTTTCTCGTCTTTCCGAGATGTCAATACGGATATTTTGTGCACAATTCAGGACTCTCATATTGCTTCCTTAGTTGAAGTCAGGATAGGATTCGAACCTACAATGAGCAACCATCAATAACAGATGGATTCAACACCACGTCTCTTTACACTCCTGACCTTCCTGTGTTACCTTAACAGGTTTGTAGCCCCACCGGGAGTCGAACCCGACTTTCCAGGATGAAAACCTGGCGTCCTAACCGATAGACGATGGGGCCAAATTATAAATTTAGTAGCGTGTTGTGGATTCGAACCACCCCGTAGACGTTATGAGCGTCCCATGCAACCAATTACACCTTCACGCGATAATTGTGGTATGGGAATGGAATCGAACCATCGGCACAAGGGGTTTCAACCCTTTGCTCTACCTACTGAGCTACCACACCAATTATTTGTGATTTAGTAGTTGACTCACACTCTCGTTTCACCATCTTGAGCCAACTGGTTGATGTACTTAACGAGTTTCCCCTTGCTTACAACCACAATATTTTTAAATCAAAGAACTTTCTTCCTTTTGTGTGGGGGTGAGTCCACCATCACATTTTCTCACCCCCGTTTGTTTGACAAATATAAGAACTTTATTTTAATTTGCCAAACACTTTATAAAATATTTTTTACCAACTTTTTCTAACTTCCCAACATAATCTTTTTTGTAATCAATTCCTGTCCAAAAACCACTAGCATCACTCCAAAGACCACGTTTATTATTTTTATAAACTTCTTCACCAAATGTAATGTATTCTGGTTGGTCGTGTTCAAGTAAACATGTGGCCCTTGTCATTTCACGTTTTTCTTGTGGTGTGTAATTTCCTGACCAATCTTGTTTACATAAAAAAGTAGCCTCACCAACCTTAACTTCTTGTCCGTCAAGAATTGCTTTTCTATCTAATTTTTTCTTGTAAGTGTAAATGTAAGTCCCCATATGTTTTATTGTTTCTACAAATATATGGACTTCATTTCAATTGGCCAAATACTTTGTAAAATATTTTAAAACAAAAAACCCCTCTTTTTGGGGAGGGGATTTTTGAAAAAATGTTAGATGATTTATTTTTTATACATTTTTGAAAGTGGTATTTTTATTCCCACATCAAAAAAATTATGAGGTTTAAGGCTAGCCAAAGGTTCAGAGTGATGTTCATCATGGTCTTTTTCGTAATGTTTAGCCAATGATAATCCCAAATCAAGTTCTATGTTATGATTTTTTCCTAACCCAGCGAATTCAAAAGTAACATGTTTACTGTAAGGGTCAATATGAGTATGTACTTTATGAGATATATCTTCCAAAAAATTATGCTCATTGTGGTGGTCTTCCAATCCCACATGTGTTGCTATTTCAGGGTTATCTTTAATTTGGTTGAAAAGTTCTTTATTAATTTCAGAAAATTTTTCAGTGTCGATGACAACTTTTTCCTCATCTTCTGGTTTAATAACATTTTCAACACATTTTTTTAATTCTTCATCAAAATGAAATCCTGTTGGGCAATCTTCACTTTCAGTAATCAAAGGTTTTACGTTTCCAAGTGAAGCCTCTAAAAGTTGTTTAAATCTATATTTGTCCATAATATTTTTTAATTACATTCTTGAACCTAACCTACTTTCTAGGTCTCTTAATTCATCCTTTTTTTTGGTATATACACCAAAGGTATCATTTTCATCATGTGCCCCATAACCTCTTTTAAGTCTCATCATAATAGAGTTTGCAACATCTTCAGGTCTTTCAAGAATAAATTTAGCCAAAGTCAACATTTCATCGTTTCCTTTTTCTGAAAATTCAAAAGTTGACATGATATCATCGATGATTGCGCCAATTGTTCTTTCTTCGTTTTTATTTTCTTTAATCACACGTCTAACAATACGTGATAAATCTCTTTCAGTTAATCTATTTCTCATAATTATTTTTATTTATAAATATATTGATGTATAGAAAAAATTGTGTGTTAAAATTTTTGTCCTGTAATTGCAGAGTTTGTTTGGTTAATATGAATAGTTCTGGTCAACCACTCGCATCCCACCGATTTGTTGTATTAAATTTTCTGTAGTACAAACGATTATATCTCCTACTACTCACTATCAACTCACTCGCCTAAGCCTTGTCCGTTGTGAACTATATGGTACTCATGATAGGGGTCGAACCTATGACCTCCGACGTATCAGGTCGGCGCTCTAACCAACTGAGCTACATGAGTGTTTGTTTTAGTTTCTTTAAGCAAAATTAACCATTTTTTGGTATAAATTGTTCAGTTTTACTAAAAGTCTCAATTCTTGTCCAAATGTAGAAAGTTTTTTTAATTTAAAAAGTATTTATAAATAAAATTTATGAAAAGAATTATTAGACTTACAGAAAACGATTTGGCTCGTATAGTTAGACGAATTATCAAAGAAAATGAAGAAGATTGGATTGCATCCTCTGAAGATATGGATTTCGAATCTGACTACTCAAAAATAGAATTAGAAAAAAAGATATTTGAAGATGCAGAAGACGCAACAAATAGTTTAAGTGAAGAGGAAATGGAAATTCTATATGACTTTTTAAGTACCGTAGATGCTGAAGATTTTTTAGGACTTGTCAAAGACGAAATTAAAAATTTAGGTATGGGTGCCATTACAGAAGATGAGAAAGAAGATTCGGGTATGAGTGATGAGGAATATCAAGTTAGAACAATTATTGATAAGGTTATTCGTAAAACTTCAGGAATTGCAGCATTAGGAATTTTACCGGCAGCCATGTTTATTGGTGGTGGTGTGGCTGTTGCTTTAGGAGTTACTGCTATGGCAACAATGTTACTAAAAGATGTTGCTTGGTGGAGACCAAAAGGTTATGACAAATATAAATCAAGCGTTTATCATAGAGCCGCTGATAAAGCCAGAAGAGAAGGTGGTAACTATTAGAAATAACTGAATAGTTCATTTTATTTCAAATGCACATCTCATAGGTCGTTTAGTTTTGGTTGCATCTTCAGGGTTTCCAATTACAACACCATCTTTAATTGTAAAAGCATGACCTTTAACTAATACGAAAAAAGTTCCTTTTGGGTTTTGTTTAACAAATGTTCCAACGGTCATGTTTCTTTTTTTGGTCACACCTTTTACGGTAACATCATATGTAAGTGACCCTAACATGTAATCATTGTTTCTTAAACCAAGAGGATGGACTTTCTTACCGTTTACTCTAATTGAGTTATCTGACATCTTAACAAGTTTGGATACAGTGCCGTAAGTTCCTTTTCTTGGTTCTCTTCCAAACTCATCTGCTACGTATTTGTGAGCATAATCATAAGACACATCGAATGAAGATGCAAATGCTCTAACAACACAATCGCCCTTTTCACTTTTAGCAATTACAGATTCAGTGTAACCCTTAATCGCATTTCCTGTTTTTTCGTATGGTAGTTTGTTAATCATAATACAAATATAAGAAAAAAAATTGAATGCACAAAAAAGGCATTGAAAAAATTCAACACCTTTTTTAAAATTTATAAGTCGTAACGGGGTTCGAACCTGTGACACGTCCTTGTGGGGATTGCTCTACCGTCTGAGCTATACGACTTACATTATCTATTAACCTGATTTAATAATAATTTTTATATTTCAGATTGTAAAGCAAGTTTTTCTTCATATTCAAACATTTCTTTAATGTATTGAAAATAATCTTCTGAGTTGACAAACTCGTAATTTTGTTGTTCAAAAATGTCTTCCATGTTAATTTATTATTTAGTACGCCCGCCAGGATTCAAACCTGGAATCTACTCATTAGAAGTGAGTTGCATTATTCAATTATGCTACGGGCGCATATTATTTAAACTTTTTTTACCTCGTATTTGTGACCTGAGTCTGTGTTCACATTTAAGATTTTTGATAACTCATCAGCGTCTTCTTTTTTGTCAAATTCTAAAACTTCCCCATGTGAATCTAACATTATTACAGGGTAAACTTTATCGTCTTTCATCTTTACGTGTTTGATTATTACATACATGAAACAAATATATGAAACTTATATAAAAAAACAAACCCCCCAATTAAAAAAAGGAGGGTTTGTCAAAATTATTATTAGGACTACATCCCAATAACCAAATCTTCAGGGTTAAACCCTTTTGTTTTTTTCAAATCATCTGTTAACTCATCGTACATGTATGATTTAACAACAGCAGTAACCATTTGGTCTGCTTGAGCAATTTTTGATTCCATCCAATCTTCCAATTGTTCACCTTCTTCCATAATTTCCCACATTTTGTAGGCCAATGTTGCTATTGTAAAGAGTTGTTGTTTTGCCATGTAAGAACCTTCTTCATGACTACTTTCACTCATTCTTTTTACAAGTTGGGTCAATTGTTTTTCTGTGATTATTACTTTACTCATTTTTTTATTTTGAGATTGTATTCATCAAACCTTCGTTTGCTCCTTGGAGTTGTCCAATCAAATCCATGTATTGTTTCATTGCATCATCGAACTCTTTAATTTGGTCAGGTATTGTTCCTTCAGTTCCTCTTTTAGTAAGTTTTTCAGCTCGTCTATCTAATTTTGCTTTATCTTTTTCGTTATATAACATTTCAAGGTCTTCCGTTAAACCTTTGAGTTCACTATTTAATCCAGTGAGTCTTTGTCTAATTCTTGTCTTTGCTGCCTCGAGTGTTGGACTTTTAGCTTCTCCACCTGCAATTATCGCACCTATATTTTGACCAACAGTAAATCCTCTTTTAACTAATCCTGCAAAATTTGCCCATAATCTTTTAAACCCTTGTTCGTTTAAAACAACATTTGATTTATTCTCGTTCAAATATCTTTTTTCCAATTGTTCATTCAATTGTTGCATTTTTCTAATTTTACTAACACTTCTCATTTTTTATATTTTTTTATTTTTATTACCAAGTTCTACACGCCCAATATCTTGGTTTCCATCTTGGACCTGGATTATCACAATTATGTCTTGCTCTAAATGAACGTCTCCTTTCGGGATTGTTCTTTTTAATTGTCATTCGTTTTCCTTTAGCTGATTTTCCACCGAAACCAAAGTTTACTTTAACAACCTTTCCTTTGTCATTTTTTACATATACTTTGAATTTTTTGATGTCTCCTTGCATAATTTTACCAAGTTGAACTTTTCTTCCTTGGTATTCGGCTTCATGTAAGTAATTTACCGATTCAACCGAACCATATATGTCTTCATACAAAAATAACTTTTGATTAAACTCTTCATTTAATACTTTTTTAATTATCAGATTTAAATTTACCATAATTTTTAAGCTACTCTAATTTTATGTCCTGGTTTTACTTCTAAACCATGTTCAAAATTCAATTGTTTTAAAATATCTGCAGTAACTCCTTGTGGTTTAAATTTGCTTACAATTTTTTGTAAAGTATCACCAGCCTTTATTGTGTAATATAATTTAGTTATTTTTCCTACCACTTTTTTGGTTAATGTCTTATCACCTGTCGCCAAAAGTTTCTTCGCAATACTTGTAGTATCAAAGTGAGCCCCACCTGTGCGAGCGAGGCGAATGTTTTTTGGTGTAGGTGCGTTTTGTAAAGTTGATTTACCCACTCCTCCATATTTAACTGTTTCACCTGGTTTAATTGGATTAAAGTATTTTTTGAATCCCTTAACAATATCATTCAAAAAAATTTTTATTTTAGTAAGACCACCTTGTAATGGTTTTAAAAATTTACCTATAATAGGAAATTTTGTTGTAAACAACGTAAAGGTTTTAGAAACCCATCCGGTAAGTTTACCCATGTTTTGTCCAAGTAACTTGATATATGGTAATACTGTTGTTAAAGTTGGTCCACCCGCTAATGCCGGTGCGATGTCAATTGCTCTTTTGATACCACCTAAAAGAGGTTTAAGGGGTCTAAATGCTGCTGCCGCCACACCTGTACCCACTAATGCTATTGCAGATGTGATAATATTATACAAATTCCAATTACCCTTTCCTATCCCTTGATAACAAACATCATATATTAACAAAAGTCCGTTTACTATCCAATTAGCAATATTTCCAGCACCTGTAAGGGCTAAAACAATTTGAATAGCCACTCCAGTAACTCCATTGACAAAACCTCTAAAAGCTTCCACCCATTCTTCAAATGTCATTTTTTTAATTTTTTCCCAATTTTGATATATTTTATATACATCATATCCAGATTTAAGAACATTAACTCCTGGAACAAATCTTGCAAACTCACTTTCTAAAAATTTAATCATGTATGGTGTGGCCGCTTTTACGACTTTTTTTCCAATCTCAACACCTTTATTAACAACGTCTTTACCCATTTGAACACCCTTATTAACAACATCTCCAACGGCACCTAATACGTCTAATTCTGTAACCAAATTTTTAAACCTTCTTTCGGTTAATACTCCACATTCTAATAAAACTGCTCTTTTGAAAAAATCAAAAAATTCAAATAACTTTCTGTAACTTCTATTTGGAGATTCAAAAAGAATATTATAAGTAAATTTTTTATCAAAACTTTCTTGAATAAATGAATTTCTTGGGAAAAAATCTAAGATGTAATTTTCCATCACATTATTCAGGTAAGTTTCTTTTTTTGAAGCTGTCATCTTTTTCATATTTCTAAGATGAACGCCTCTTGTCATATCTATATCATTAATAATTTTATTAAATACCTTATTAGTTCTTTCTTGTTCAATTTCATTAATTGAATTTTTAACAACACCAATAAGTTCGTTCTCACTTAACCTATATACTCTTCTCATACTTTTTTATATAATAAATATATCAAAAAACAAAAAAGGTGGACGTAAATCCACCTTTATTTTTGGGTCAACACAGATACGTGCCAACATCTCTCCACCACCTTGTTTTTATAGAACAAAGAAACTACATTTCGAGTTTAGATTTTGCAACAACTACGTCACTCATCGAAACCTCTTGTGTTTGACCTAAAATCAAACACTCTTTTAACATCACACTTGGAATGTGGATGAAAAAATCTTTACCGTTATAAGTATTGAAATCGTTACCGAGAGCAACAGCTGTGTGTAACATTTTTAAAAAAATCTTGTGCTGTGTTTCATCTAAAAAAGTTTCTGAAATTAACTCTCCGTATTTTGGATGAACGACTAATATACTTTTTACTGTTGCCATATGTTTACAAATGTAAGTATTTTTTTTTAATGAACCAAATTTTTTTATTCAATTATCCATTTAATTTTTGATATAGTAAGGTTTTCATTCACATTCATATATTTCAATTCATTAAGGATGTAATTTTCAATTGCATCTCTATATCTCCGGTTCATTCTTTTAACTCCATGAATAAAATCTTGTCTAATATACCAACCGGAACGTTCGTATTGTTCCATATACTTGCTATTTTTGACATCAATTTCAACATCAACTTCATAAACAAATTCTCTATCTTTCCAAGTGTAACAGTGTTGATATTTTCTAATTGAGGTAATTTTTATTGATGAATTTATTAAAACTCCCCATGTATCAGAATGTCTTCTATGAGGATACCCATTGGTTTTGATTTCTAAGGTTTTACAATAATTTTTTATAAACTTGATGTCTTTGTCTTTAAGTGCGTATCCTGATTTATATGCGTTTTCCATACAACAAAGATATAAAAAAAAATTAAATGCACAAAAAAATGGATAAGTTTTTTTCTTATCCATCAAATTTTTACCGGTGGCTCCATTAAAAAAAAAACGCTGAGATTACACGTTGTTATGAGAACCTTTAGAGTCATTATTGTTTCTACTCCTATCCACTTCCTTTTGAGAAGTATTTCTCAGTGACGGTCTTTTAGGTTTACCACTCCTTGAGGTTTGAATTACTCTCATCTTAATCGACTCTTTTCGAGGATGCCTCCCCAATTCGTCCTTGCGGGACTAAAGGTTTTTCAGATAATTACACGTCAGCTTGGGACCTTCGTGTGCAATGAACGGCTCATTACTATGTAGTCACCTTTCATTCAAACCTGACGGACACTCTTCCTTATTGTAATATTAATTATTGGAGTAATCAACTTCCATAAGTTTTCGTGTTGTGGATTGTCGAAGTAGTGGTCCGCCACCCGAGCTGACCTATCTTTTGAACAAGTCAATACTCAACTACTCCGTGAGATATCCCTACCTCCATATTTCAAGACTACTTCATCACCGGGTTTTGGTAAACCAAAGTGAGGGAAGCTAGCGACACCACTCGTTCTTCTTCTTACCTTGTGGTACTGCCACTTGGTTTTAAGTAACCTATCATATTGGAAAACGCAATATCGAAGTTGGATGACCTCAAGTTTTGCAATTATTCCTACGGGTTATTCCTATTGGTGTTCCCACCTCAAACAGACGACCCACATCGCCCATTAATTATAACTCATTCTTTACAGCGTTGCCCTCAATACTAAAGCTATAATTGTATCCCGCTTGTGTACTCGACCTCGATTATCCGAAGACAACCAAGACGCAAATCAGTTACACTTCTGATTCACTTTATCCCACTTTCGTGGTTTATTTTAATGGACCATACACGGCCCATTGAACTCTTCGTTTTACAAACTTTAAAGAAAAGGGGGTTAATCTTTTATTTTAAATTTTGTCTGAACAATTTGTTCGTTAGAATTTCAAAGAACTTTACATTTGAATACCGAGTATCTTTCATTACCTTTAAGTTCCAAATGTTTTACAAAGTTATGTTTTTTATTTTTAAAAAACAAGTCTTTGTGAATTTTTTTTAAACATTTTCTACAAAAACTTTTACTGTTCCGTAGTACTTAGCTCTAACACTTGCAAAGACTTCATTTGAAGTATAAAGTTTTCTTCCTTTATCATCAAAATAATAGAAAATCTCTGAAGTGGTGATTAAATCTTCACTCATAATTTTAATTTTTCAACTTATACAATGGGTCGTTTCCCAATTGTTTTACAAATTTAGAACTAATATTCTGATTTGTCAAATACTACAATAAAAATTTATTGAAATTTTTGTGATAAATATAAATATATCGTTGTTAATCAAAAGTTTTATTGGTTTTAAATTTTTTTTCAAATATTTATATAATGTGAAAATTTTAGTGAACGATAACGTTTTTAATTGTAAAGTGGCCGCCAACCCTGAGTCTATTCAGAAGGGTATGATGGGTAAAAAATTTGATAGTAATTTTGATGGTATGTTGTTTATGATGCCAGATAAAAAAAATCAAACATTTTGGATGTACGATTGTTTAATTCCTTTAGATATTATTATGATTGATGGAAATGTAATAACAAAAATCAATCATAGCTGTCCTCCTTGTGATGATAAGGAAAATTGTAAAATGTTTGAGGGGTTTGGTAATATTGTTTTAGAGCTTGATGGTGGAACTTGTAAAGAATTAGGAATAAATGAGGGGGATAAAATTAAGACTTCTTTATTTTAATTTTTATCTATTTTTCTTTGTAGAATATCAATAAATTTATTTCTCATATCAATTACTAAATCTCTACTAGTTCTTGAACTTGAAGTTTGTACGTCATCCAAATCAAATTTATTTTCTTTTCCGATTTGTCTCATTGCAGCTTCTCTCTGTTTTTCAGATAGTTTTCTATATTTTAGAAGTTGAGTTTTGATGTTATTAACAAAATTGTTATCACCTGTGTAATTTGCAATTGGTAATAACTCTTCAGGTAAATCTTTTGTGTATGGTTTATCATATCCACTATACACATAATTAATTCCTGATATATTTGTAATACACTTGTGTCCTCCCGAATTAGCCTTTAAAAAATCGTAAGCATTTACCGAATTATTTTTAAATGAAGGTAGGTCCCCATAAATGGCTTCAAAATCTCTCATGGTAAAACCAACGGATTCATCTGTTGCCTTTTTTTCTGCAATTTTCTTTATTAAACGATATGTTAATATTTCATTTTCTAATTCAGGTTTGAAAAAATCTAACACCTCATTTTTAATTTCACCTAAATCAATTCCTTTTAATGCTCTTTCCTTTTTAAATGGATTACAAGACGCTTGGACCATACCAACTTGACCTCCTAAACCTGTAACCAAAAAGTCTGCGTCGGGATAAAGTTCAAATGGAACATATCTATCATACGAACCTTTTCTCATTGACCCCAAATCCATCTGTGTTAAAATATTACCAACCACTTCAACACCACGATTACTTTTAGTTCCTTCTTTTCTATCTATAAGGTATTTTTCTTGATTTGCAATCATGGTATTAATATCTGCGTAGTTTCTTTCAATAGCAAATTGTTTTATGATGTTGTAGATATTTTTAATAGAGGGTTCGGCTTTCATAACCAAATCTTCCATAAAATTGGGGTAATTTTTATACGCTAATAATAATTTGTTAGTTACTAAACCTAACATAATCATATTATCTCGACTTGTTTTTGTTTCATCAAACTTATAAATGAAATTCATTACCATTTTAGGTGTTATATCATCTATCGCGTAATTAGCTGAGTCCACCATCGAAATGATAGATAAATCAGAAGAGGAAAATAACTCTATTGGTGATACTGATTGTGATATTGTTTCAACATTTGACCTAGCACTTTTAAAACTGGTTGATGTTTCTTTTTCAACACCAACTTGACTGTCGTGGTGGTCAGTATGAATTTCAAACATAGGTTTTCCGTGTGCAAAATCTACAAGTACCGGCATTACTTCTCCACGAGCCTCATCACTGATGTCTGCTCTTTTTATTGCCCATTCTTTTTCACCATATTGTATAACCTCACAATCAACAACTTTGAACCCTTGATTTTCAAGATATTTTTTCATTGCAATTGCAGTAGCTACACCATCTAAATCTTGATGAAAATATATTTTCGCCTTTTTATATCTTTTCAATAAATCATTTATATCTCGAATACCAGATTCTGAAATAAGAGACTTTAGTTGATTTTCTGTGATGATGATTTTCATATTAATAAATACCTTATAAAATAAAAAACCCCAAATTAAATTGGGGTTTCTATTATTGTTTCTAAAGTTTTGAAATATTCAACTCTTGTTTTAGCTATATCACAATAGTTTGGTGATAGTTCTATTCCTAACCATCTACGACCTAATACCTCAGCAGCCACTAAACTAGTACCGCTTCCTGCAAATGGGTCTAAGACTATATCGTTTTTGTAGGATAATATCTTAATTGCCTTAGTTGGTATGTCCATCGAGAACGTAGCCTTGGTGAGTGACTTAGTATCTGCAAAGTAATTCCACTGACCAAACACAAGTTCCATAAACTCTTTTTTATCATTCTCATCATAAACCATTTTCTTTTTTATTGAACCGTCTTCTTGTTCTATTTCAGTTGGAACTCCGGTCCATTGTGGTTCTCCTTTGACTTTTTTGATGTGTTTGTTTTTGTAAGCTAAAATAACACACTCTTTTGGGTTATAGATATATGGTGATGACGGACTCATCCAAGAACCCCATGCCGTGGTCTTACTTCTATGGGGTGATTGTTCTTCAAGGTCAACAATACCAAAAAAACCATAACCAATCTCTTTCATAATTTGCCACATCTCTGAAACAAAAAAGATACGTCCACCTTTTTTCTGTCTATTAATCTCATAAGGAATGTTCAAGGCAATTCGTCCATCATCTTTTAACAATCTATAAGCTTCACTTAACCAAGATTTGGCAAACTCAACATAATCATTAAATTCCATATCATCTTCGTGTACATCGTAATCAATGCCAACCCCATAAGGTGGTGACGTGACAATTAAATCAACGCAACTTTCAGGTAATGTTTTCATTACTTCAATACAATCACCATTAATTATTTTTCCTGTTTCTATCATTTTAAAATATCATTTTTATTAATTCATATACTAATGTCCATACCATCACCAACCAAACTATGGATATACATGTGGCAATTATTCTGTATCTTGTTTCCATTTATTAAATTATATTAACTATTATTTGAGCCAACTTGTAACCTGTAAAAGCCCCTACGGCAGCTGAACCAGGAAGTACTATAAACTTTCCAAGTATGGTATCATATTTTTTCCTATTCACAATGTAAGATATTAGTATGTAATAAACAATATAGTTTATCAAAACCATAAAGTCCAGTTCTTTTGCAACAAATACAACAACAGAGTTTCCTAAAAATCCCCAAGAAAAATTAATTAAAGTTTCTCTTATTAATTCTTTTGGTGTTGTTAGTGCATCCCAAACTGTTATTTCTCTATTAATTCCTGTTTTTTTCTTCAAGTGTTTCGATGTGGTGTTGGAGGTACCATAGAGCTTTTCTGAGGTCCTCGAGTTCTTTATCTTTTCCTTTTTTTCCTGCACGACTTATATATTTTACTGTATTTCCTAAACTAAACCCTAAATCCCAAGCATCAATAACTTTGATTGCTTCATAAAGATTATCTTCTCCTCCGTAATGTTTTGGGTGATTAACGTGTTCCATTATTCTTCTCGATATTCTTTTAATAACTCATCATTAGATTTTGTTCCATACTTTCCCTCCAATGTTTTTGCATCAACGTAAGTATTCATCATATTTTTCATTTCATAAATTTGATGTGTGGTGTCTAATGAATTGACAATCTCACGAATAATTTTGTATGGGTCGGCGTTTGAACCTGGGCGTCGGTCTTCAACATAACCTTTCCACTCAACTGAAGTTTCTTGCGGAACTCTAATGGATGCCCCTCTATCAGAAACCCCCCAACTGAATTTATCAATTGATTGTGTTTCATATTCACCAGTCAAACGAAGATTGTTGTTTGACCCATATGCTTTAATATGGTCTTCGTGTCTTGAACCAAATGCACTAAAGATAGCCATAAAGTAATCATATCCACCTTTGTTTCTCATTTTATCGTTCGAAAAATTTGTATGAAGACCTGAGCCATTCCATTCTCCGTGTGTTAATGGTTTTGGATGTAAATCAATATGATATCCGTATTTTTCAGAAATCTTATATAAGAAATATCTACTCATCCAAAGGTCATCACCTCCTTTCAATTTACCTTTCGAAAAAACTTGATATTCCCACTGACCTAAAGCCACTTCAGCATTAGTACCTGTAATGTCAATTTTATGAGATAGGCACATTTCTAAGTGTTCTTCAACAAAATCACGACCAACAACATTATGACCCACACCGCAATAATATTCTCCTTGACCTTTCAAAATGTTTCTTTTGTGCCCTAACATACTTCCACCAATTTCTTCTCGAATAAAGTATTCTTGTTCAAATCCAAACCATAAATCTTCCTCCTCATTTTGAAGTCTTGCTCTTTGGTTTGTTTCATGTGGTTTACCATCAGGATTCAATACCTCACACAAAACGTAAATTGTATTTTGTAAATCTGTCATATAGTGTCTAACAGGTTTTAATAATCTGTCTGAATTACCAGTGTCGGCTTGGTTTGTTGATGAACCGTCAAAGTTCCACATTGGGAAAACTAAATCTCCTGTTCTCTTATCGTATATTGAATTATAGTCAGCGATTTTGACTTTACTTCGTAAGTTAGGTTCTGGTTTGTAACCATCTAACCAAACATATTCTAATTTAACTTTCATTTGATTTTATTTATGTAATTTATTATCTCTTCTTTGGTTTTACCTTTTTTGTAAAAGTTATAGACTTGCATAGAAAACTCGTCGGTACAGAATAGTATATCGACGTTAAAATAATTTAATATATTATCAATATTATTTAGAATGTTTTCTTTTTTTAGAAATCTTTTGTTCAACCCCATTTAACTCGTGTGTTTAACATTTTTCAAAAAACTTTCTAATTTGTTCAACTCTTCTTCTGTCGGTTTAACTTTGATGTCTTCACTTTCAACTTCCAATTTACCGGCAACGATAGTTAAAATATCACTTTCAACTTCACCATCTAACTCTAAAAGGACTCTTCTGACTTTAGAACCAAACTCACTATCATTTGGGTAATCTTTTGATAGTTTTTTTAAAATGTCGTAAAAATTAATTTCCATAGTTCAATAATAGTTTTTTATATTTTTTTTGTCAAATTTTTTACCTCAATAAACTTAGACTGATTAATGTAGTTCATAACTTTTCTTTTTGCTATTGGTATTAATGTTTCTTTGAGTGGGAACTGATTTGTGTGAACTACCTTAAATAGTATTAAATTTTTGTGGACCTCTTCTTGTTCTAAATTTTTTATCAAAGTTTTTTTAAGTCCATTAAAACACCCTTCGAAAGTATTGTCTTCTGACACACAAACTTTTTTAATTAAGTTTTTAGTTTCTACTGAGTTTTTTTTTATTGGTTTTACAATAAACTCATATAATGTGTACTTATCGTTATTCTCAATATAAAAAAGACCTTGTTTTTTAACAGTTGCATTTTTGTTTTGTATCACTTCGATAGAAATCGAATCATTTGCAATCTCCCATATGGCCTTTGCTTGATTGAACTCATCTTTGAGTTTTTCAGACGAATACATACATATTTTAAACAACTCGTCGAGTTCCTCTTTCGAAAAAATTGGAACGTTTAGTGGTGTTAAATCAGTTATTAGTATCTCATCGTCAGGGTCTTTTATTTGTCGGTTGAGAGTAACGTATTGTCCTTTTTCGATAACAAGATTTATATTTGCTAAGTGTAGAGAAATTTGTTGGAAGTTTGGGTAAAGTTTTAAACTATTTAGATTTTTTCTTATTTTTTGTAAATAACCAAGAAGAACATATTGTTTGTGTTCAAAATCTATGGGTTCATGAAATATCCAACTTGTTTCCATAAAAGAAAAGTAATAAAAACTTTGTTACCTGTAAATAAATTAGTTGAATCTAATAATAACAAAATCAAGTCCATTTACGCTAACCTCATCACTATCGCCATCATAACTTCCAAATATGTCTCCCCAATTATCATAGTTAACTATATAATCAATAACAGCATTTTGGTCAACATAATCCAAAATATCACTATTACTACGACCAGTATCTTTGAAATAATGTAAAAATTCATCTTCATTATCATTTACCCACATTTCAATAGCTTCTTCAATTTCATTTTCGTCAAAACCACCTTTGGGATTTTCTTTAATGTCTTCAATAAGTTCTTCTAAATCAGATATTTCTTCTTCCAAACTATTTTCAGTCTCTTCATCTAAATCTTCGTTATCAATTCTGTATTGTAGTTTAGACATTTTTTCTTCATAAATTCTAATATAATTTTCTTGTTCTTTTGTAAGTTTTTCTTCTATTCCAAAATCTTCAGGACTATCATAAATAGATTCTTCTATATACCATCGTAACCAATCTCTAACACTTTCTGAATCAAGGTGGTCATTCCATACCCAATCTGAAAATGCATCATAACCTAGTTCATCAATTCTTGATTCAATAGCCTCACGAGCATTTTGTTCAATTGTTCTTGAATCAAAAACTATGTATTCATTTTCCGTACCTTCTTCTCCTAACCACGTAAATGATTTACCACCATAATGGCCATAATTATTGGGGTAGATATTATATTTGTCCTCCAAAACTATTTCATCCTCTTCTTCAATTTCTCGGGGGTAATTATTATTTACTAAGTATTCGTATAAAGCCTCTGTTTGGTAAGATATTAATTTTTTATTATTTATATTCCAAGCATCTTCTTTTCTTAATTGGTCTAAATAATTAATTTTTTTTCTTAATTCATTTTGTTTTCTAATAATTTGTCTTCTACTTCCCCAGTCATTTATACTTTTGGCCTTATCTTCGTCAAAAACGTCAACGTTAGAATATGA